AGATTCATCTCGCCGTTGATGTAGGCGATCAGACGCGGCGCATCATCGATATCCTGTTCGGTGACCTTGGACAGGACAGCGATCGTCTCCACGTTGACCGTCGTCGAGCTGAACTCGATCTTGAGGAACGGCTTCAGTCCACCACGCGCGACCGTGCCAGCACCGCGCGTCGTCGCGATGTGCTTCACGTACTTGATCGTGTCGGACTGCGTCGGCGTGTTGTTCAGCATATCGCGAATCGTCAGGATCTCCGGCTCCTGATATCGAACGAGCTCGGGATCGCGATCGATCGGAATCACCGCATCCGTTCCGAGCACGGGCAGCGTGGCCGGATCGTATGCCTTCTTCTCGAATTCACGCGCCGCTTCACCGTGCAGCGCGATCTTCTTCCCGAAGCGCCGACCGATGTCCAGCTTCCCGGACCAACCCTGCTTGCCCGTCTCCTGATAGTGCTTCAGCTCACGCGACATCACGAAGAGATGACCCGGCGTGGTGTAGATCGTCTTGCGATCCAGACCATCCTCGTCCTCACCCGGAAGGCGAACCTTTCCAACCTGACGCGCGCTCTTGTTCACACCAGCGATCTTGTTGTACCGATCGAGATGTGCCTGAAGCTTCTCCATCTCCTGCGCCTTCTCTTCGATCTCTTCGCCGCGCTCCTGCGAGACGGGACCTTCAGCCAGCTCGTCCTGTGCCAGCTCCAGCTCACGGGCGAGTTTCTTCAGGTCCTGCTCCATCACCCGAACGTTGGCGGGCTTCTTCTCCTCGGTACCGCTCTTGTTGGCGACCGGACCCGCGAAGCCGAGCAGCGACAACGAGCCGAACGCGTGATGATTCCCGCTCACGGCCAGGAACATCACGATCATGATGATCGCGAGGGCCATGAGTACGACGGGCATCAGCGCCATGAATCCTGCACCAGCAACGTCGAGCGATGTCACACTCGACGGACCGAGCACCGGAACCGACGAATTGTGAATGAACGCTTCCAGGCGCCCGTGCCACTTCCGCAGCACGATGCTGCCGGAGGTCTTGAAATGCATGTGAACGTCCTCAAGTGAAATGTGTTGATGGGATCAGTCATCATCTCGAACAGCGAACGCTTCGCCGACTTTGCGTTGCAACGTGACCTTCGCCAGTCGCTGCTTCAGCGCTTCTGTGTAGAGATACTGCTGCGGTTCGTCTTTCTTTTCCTTCGTCGTGTCGGTGCTCGTGGACTTCTCGTCCGACTGCTCCGTATCCTCGGAGTCGTCAGCGTCGTCGCCCTCATCACCGTCAACACCCAGATCATCGTCATCGACGAGATCCTCGGCCAACGCATCGAGTTCATCGGTGTCATCAGTCGTGTCGTCTGAGTCAGCAGTGCCAGTGCGCGCTTTCGGCGTGGACGGCGGCTGAGTCGACGGCTGTTCCTGCGTGTCTTCCGACTCCTCGTGTTCTGCCTCATCTTCCGGCTTCTGCTTCTTCAACAGGAGACCGATGCGTGTGTTGAGGCGACGCAATTCCATGCGCGTGATACTGTCCAACTTCGTTGGATCGGTATCGCGGGCCAACTGCATGAACGACTTCACCGAGGTCGCGTCGATTGACGCACCCGGATTCATCGGGAACAACACGAGCGAAACTTCCTTGAGCTCTGCTTCCGTGATGTGACGAATGCGATCGAAGAACGATTCCGTTCCGGCTGGCTGTTCATAGCTGAACTTCGTCGGAATGAACCCGATCGACATCTTGCCAATGAGTGCACGGCCCGTGCGATCACTCGGCCGCAGACGCTCGAGCACGCGATCACCATCATCGCCCTTGATCACTTCCCAATCGATCTCGAGGCCTTGATCCGTCTCCTTCATGGACAATGCCTGACCAAGCGCCGAGAAAATGTCGAAGTGATCGTGTGAGTTGAGCAACGGCAATGCTTCCGACGATGCCTTCCAATCTTTGATCGACTGCTTGAACGCGCCCTTCTGGATGACGTCCTGTCCGAGATCTTCCTGCCATGTCGCCGCGAGACCAGTGAATGTCCGTGCGTCCTTGCTGATTGAATCAGCCTTGACTGACAACGGAACGTTCAGGCGTACGATTCCGCTGCGACGGTCAAACTTCGCACGGATCGCCGGCTGAGTGCGATTGCGTTGTGTCTTCTTCATGTGAATTAGTCCTCCGTGGTTTCTTCATACAGCAGGGAACACCGACAATTCGGTTCCGATGGATATTGCAGACCGTTGGAGAATTCATCATCAATGCCAACGATCTCGCCTTCCATCTCGACATGCTCATCGCGCACTCGATCATCGCCGACCGTCGACCATTCCTTCGTGAAGGTTCGGTCACTCGACTGCGCGACGACAGACAGTGCTTCCGTCGGTGCGCCATTGAATGCCTTCGTCGTTTCGGTCCGGGCGATCAGATCTGCGCGACTGCGCGCAAATCCGGTTGCTTCGGAGATGAGCCGTCCGATCTCTCGCGTACTCGCGTTGGCGTCGATTCCTCCTTGAATAATGTCGGAGACCAATGAGGCGGTGGTCTTGTTGACTCCCGTGACCATCGTTGCCGTCTGCTTCTTCGCGTACGTCAACAGATTACCATGCAACAGACCGAAATTGAGATTCATATCGGCGGCCGTAACCGCACCACTCCGCAATGCAGACTGTTTGTTCAGCGGTTCCATGATGCGCGTCCATGCTTTGCGACTATCATCAGCCAGATAGCGATTGACTGCTTTCATCGCCTGATCCTTGCCGCGCGATTTCGTTGCGAGACTCTTCGCTTCAGCCGGATCAAGCAGCGAATGCATCACAATCTCAGTGATTCGATTCGCATCGACCTTCAGTTGATGTTGTGAGGCAACGGTGTAGGCTGGAATCGCGTCCTGACGAAACTGATCTTGCAGTCCGGCGATAGCAATCTTGCGCTGCAGACGACGCGGATCAACTTTCTTCGTGCTATCAGTTGAATTTTTCGAAGGATCAGCGTTCGGGTCAGCATTCGGATCCGCTCCCGCCTGACCAGTGTTATCCGTTCCGGGCTTGAGTGTCGCGCCCGCGAGGAGTTCGGCCATGGACGGCTGTGCCAACTCTGGGATGTCGTCCGCTTTCTTGTTCGGATCTTGTTCCGGTGTCGCGGGCTCGAGTCCCATGATCGCGCGACGTTCGTTGACTGATGCGGCGCGTCCCATCTGCACCGCGATGGCGACCTGCTCGGCCTGATTCGCTTGCAACGCGATGATCTTCGACCGATCGAATCGCATGAAGTGCGTCGGATCATCATCAACCTGACGCAGCAACTGTCGTGTCGTGATCCGTTCGATCTTGCTCCATGCGGGCTGAATCGTATCGTCGTACGCCATGTCGCGGGCCTGTCCCATCTGCGACCACGGCGAATTTTCCATGCCGATCTGGAATTGCAACACGATCGCCGGAACACCTGACACCGCGGCGACGACTGACTCAACCCGACCGAGGACTTCATCCGGCACGAGATCCTTGATCGATGCTTGCAATACTTCGAATCCTCCACCACCAAGCGCGATGAACGGACGTCCCTTGTTTCCGCTTTTCGCATACTTCTCAACATCCTGACGAAAGGCCTTGTACGTATCCGGGTTTGGGTCCCAATCAGGATGCGTCGTGACGACGCCTGATGGCCAGATGGAATTCGTCAGCAGATCGTAGATCGTTTGCTGTGCTTTCGCGCCGAGCTTCAGCCATGACATGGCGACATCGAGACGAGAGCGTCCCCGTCCCCATGTTCCACCGCTGTGCGCATCGCGGAAGAAGACTGCATCCTCAGCAAGAATCGTGTCCGGTCCGTCCTTCGTTTGAATCTCGAACGATTCATACAAGCGGACATCGGATCGCTTCGGTTCGAATTGCAACCGACTGTACGGCGTGAGTCGCGCGACACGACCGACGTTGTCGTAGTCCTTGACCCAGAGACATCCGCCCGTATTGTCGAGATAGTAGCTCGTACATTCGAGCAACTCGCCCATGTCATAGTCAGGCGAGGGTGTATCGAGAATCGGCACGAGCTCATGATCCGGAATCCAGTCGTCATTCCCCGTCTCTTGGTCTTCGGCAATCACCATGAGCGGTGCTTCGGCAATCTTCTGCGCACGCCAGCGTGAGGCGACATACCAATACGCGATGAACGCCATCGCGGTCGGTGTGTCGAAGTCGATCATCGTGCGTCCGCCATCAGGACTGAAGAACTGATAGTTCGGTCCGTACACACCCTGCGGAAGTAGACCCAGTGACGATTTCACTTCCGTGCTATTCAGCGTCTTGACTTCTTCAACCGGAAGCAATCGCTTCGGCTCGACGACTGCCGGAAGTTGCTGCTCGTCTGTCCGACCAAACAGTCGGTCAATAAGTGAGGCCATGCGAGTCTCGGCGATTGTGGGAGCTATTGTTTCGTGGCGAGGACACTGGCACCAAGAAGGAGATTTCCTGCAGCGGATGCACCAGTCGTGACACCGATCCGAATGGTTCCTGGTGTTGCTCCAATGGTGATTGTTGCACGAACGTAGATATATCCGGTGAATGACGCTGTGCCGAGAGCGAGTGCTGATGCGGTGCCCGGAGTCGCGTCATACGCGAACGAGTACGCGGTCACTGAGGCGACTGTGCCGGACACTTGCTTCTGTCCCGTCGCACCGGATGGCAGCGTGAAGATCGGCTTCAATCCGACCGTGCCACCACTGACAGTGAACGGAATCATGTAGTCCAACGTCCACACTTCACCTGCGAGGACCGTGATATCCAGCAACGGCAGATTGATCGTCGTACTCGCCGCGAGTGCGACTGCCGTCGATTGTTTCGTGACATGCTTCGGAACAGATGTCGCATCCGCTTTCAGATTGAGAGCAGTCTGTTGCGCGGTGCTGACGGGTTTATTCGCGTCACTCGTGTTGTCAACGTTGCCGAGACCAACATCACCTTTGACATAGGCGAGTGCTGTTTTCTGTGCTGCAAGATCTGCCGCAGTAAGAAGAGTCTTGCCGACTGTCGTTGCATCAGAGATCTGCGATGCTGGATGAGTATGGGCAGTGGGAGTTCGGGCATCCGAGAGTCTCGCATCCGATGTAATGACGGCCGTTCCGGTGATCTCACTCGGTGCGTGCGTGTGCGCCGTCGGCGCTCTCGCATCACTGAGTCGTGCATCGCTCGTGATGACGGCTGTTCCGATGACATCCGCCGGAGCATGCGTGTGCGATGATGCGGCCTTTCCATTCAGCGCGGTCTGTGTCGCGGACGATATTGGTTTGTTCGCATCCGATGTATTGTCAACATTCGCGAGTCCCACATCTGATTTCGTGTACGCCAGAGCAGTCTTCTGGGCCGCAAGATCGGCAGCGATGAGCAGAGTCTTGCCCACGGCTGACGCATCGGATATTTGTGAAGCGGGATGGGTATGCGCGAGAGGGGTACGAGCATCGCTCAGCCGAGCGTCAGATGTGATGACCGCTGTGCCAGTGATCTCGGATGGAGCATGTGTGTGAGCAGTCGGAGCTCGTGCGTTGGTGAGTCGAGCATCAGCATCCACGACTGCGGTGCCCGTGATGTCGGTCGGGGCATGCGTGTGTGCTGATGGCGCGAATGTCGCGGGCTTGTCAGTGATTCCGGTCCATGAGGTCGTTCCGGGATTGCCTTGCACACCTTGCGGTCCCTGCGGGCCGATATCGCCAGTGTCGCCTTTGACACCTTGGACTCCTTGCAATCCGGTATCACCTTTCGGTCCCTGAAGTCCTTGAGGCCCAACGTCTCCGGTATCGCCTTTGATTCCTTGCGGACCTTGAATGCCTTGCGGTCCTGTGGCTCCCGCTGTTCCAGGAATTCCCTGGATTCCCTGAGCGCCCGGTGCACCATCAGCTCCGTCAGTTCCGTCGAGACCCGGATCACCTTGATCTCCTTTCGGCCCCTGAGGACCGACGTTGCCCTGCAATCCCTGAGCACCAGTCAGTCCCTGCGATCCCGACGCACCCTGATCACCTTTCGGACCTTGCGGACCTTGGGGACCGAGAGGTCCTGCATCGCCCGTGATTCCCTGAAATCCGCGAGGTCCTGGATCGCCCTGAATGCCTTGCAATCCGGTGTTTCCAGTATTGCCTTTCGGGCCCTGAAGTCCTTGATCGCCTTGATCACCTTTCGCGCCAGTGAGACCAATCGGTCCCTGAGCACCCGGAATCCCTTGCGGACCTTGCGCTCCATCACTGCCATCAACTCCCGGATCACCCTGCGGACCTTGGAGTCCTCTCGGTCCGGTGAGCCCGATGAGTCCTTGAGGACCCTGAGGCCCTTGCGGTCCGGTCGGTCCTTCTGGTCCGCCGGGCGTGCCGGGCGTTCCCTGATCACCCGGATCGCCCTTCGGTCCCTGCGGTCCCGGATTGCCTTGAGGTCCTGGAGCACCGACATTGCCTTGCACTCCTTGAATGCCCGGCGAACCGGGAGGTCCGTCTGCGCCGACGAGTCCGCGAGGTCCTTGTGGTCCGGTGTATCCTTGCACGCCCGTCGGTCCGCGATCGCCCTTGTCACCTTTCGGTCCGGCGAGTGATGGACCCTGAATACCTTGTGGTCCTTGCGGGCCACTTGGTCCAACTGCACCGCGCGGACCTTCTGATCCGAGCGGTCCTTCGGGTCCTCGTGGTCCAACGTCGCCTTGATCTCCGCGATTACCTTTCGCTCCGCGGATGTTCGCTTCGATGACATAGCTTCCGTTCACTCGGTGATAAACATCGCCGTTCGTCGCGTCGAGATAGAAGTCACCATCCTGACCAATGCCATTCGATGGGACACCATTCGCAGTGCGCCATGTCGATCCTTCAAAGATGTTCTCGCCTTCTGTGATATTGAGATACGGAAGCGCCGTCCATGGATCGAGACCGTTGCCGACTTTCACATCGTGTGTGTCCGAACAGATTGCGACGTCCATCGGGTCGAGCACCGGATTCGTGTCGCGCCAGTGCTGTTCTTCTCCCTGCCAGACATTACATCGCTTGATGTACTTGTTCGCATAATCAAACGTCGGCATCGTTGAGTCCTCTCAACCGAGCGAAGCGATCGCCGTTCCCGTTCCCATGATGATGGCCATTCCCGTTCCCATTCCCGTTCTGTTTCGTCGGTCGCGTGTCAATCATCGGCAGATCTTCGATGATCTCCTCAATCACCTCGTCACGCTCACCCGTCACGGGCACCAGATCAGTCTCGATCGGCGGGTCCTCACTGAGATCACGCATCCATCCGCAGTGCGGACACTCACCATCATCGGGTAAGAGCGACTCGCATTCTGGACAGACGAGTTGTGTGTCGGTGTCGTCCAGAAAGTCGAACGACATGCCGCGTCGTGGCTTGATCAACGGATCGAGTGCATAGCGCATCGAGTCAATCAAGTGATTGTGCTTGTCG